GTAATAAAACCGCGAAATATTTAATGACAGGTAATTGTTCTTTACCACCAGAAAATTAAGGATACATAATGAATAAAATATTAATCTCTTTAGTTGCTTTGGTTGCATTTTCTGCCAATGCTCAAAATTATCCATGCTCTGGCAAAAAAGGTGGCGTGGCATCTTGTACCGCAGAAGGCAAATTTATGTGTAATAACGGTACTATTAGTCATTCAAAATTTACGTGTAGTGGGTATGGTGTAACAGGTAAAGTCACTAAAGCCACCCAATCAACTAAATCTACGAATAAAAAAACTGCAAAACCGCAAACTAAAACAAAGAATAATGTTAGTGTAGCGGACAATCCTTTTGCGAAATAATATTAATTTAATAAAAACCCTGCTCAATCGGCAGGGTTTTTTGATAAAAGAAAGCCACCGCTTAATCTGTCGCTAACAGTCAGAGGCGGCGGGCGCATTTTAAATAAAAAATCAAGGCTTGGGGCTGAAATCCGTACACGATGAGACGGCAGTCTTATTCGTCACCGCTACATCACGATGTAGCGGTACTTATCTCGACACACCCAAGCAAGGTTATTATACTATTTTTTTGTTTTTTCGTCTGTAGATTTATCAACAGGCTTTACCCCAAATTCAGCACTAATCGGCGCGGTCAAGTCAAGCTGCGTAGTCAATCCCTGCGATTTGCTATAGCTATGCGTGGCTTTGTCCACTGTCCATTTCAAACTATCAATTTCAACCTTGAACCCCTGAAGCTCAATGGGCGATTCAGTACTAATTGCTGGATAACCAAACGCACAGTTAATGCTAAATTTACCTTGTTCACCCTCGATGCGTTTTTTCTCAGCATTGGCGGCGGCGGTAGCAGTCTTTTCATCCTTAAAATTGCCTTTTAATCTTTTGGGTTTTTGCCCGTCCTTGTCGGTGTTGACCGTTACTTTTTTGGCTTGCTTGGCGTCATGGTAAGTGGCTTGTACGTTATCAACGTCACCTTGTCGGTCTTCAATACTGAAACGGAACTGGTCCCCCTTGTCACGTTTTAGTACAGTCAGCGTAAGCGGTTGCCCAGAGACGGTTTTGTTCTCGTAGGGCTGAAAGATAAGTAACTTACCGTGTTTGACGTTGACGACCGCCCCAAACTGCCAACAAAGCCGAGTTAGTAAGTGCAGGTCGGACTCATCGGTCTGATCGATGTGCCCGACTTCAATGTTCATCAAGTAGTCAGTCATAGCAAGTTCCAGCTCATGACGAGTGGCGACTTCTTTGGCAATTTCGCCCAACTTTTTATCATGATAGCTTTGGGTGCGTCCAGACTTAAGACTGCCTTTCATATCAGCTGATTTGGCTTTTACAGTGATGGTATCGGGTGTGCCACCCCATTCAACGCTATCGACCGTATATGTCCCCATGTCATGGACACCGGCATCGATGTAGCCCATCCAACATTGCAGTTTGACGCCTCGCTTTGGCATAGCAAGTTTGCCGTCGTGATCATCAAGGGTGAGAGAAAGCTCATCGGCATCGCCTGACTTGTTATCGGTAACGGATACATCCATCAAACGTGACATGATGGCGTCGTCGAGTGGCTCGTTGTCGGCTGTTAGGCGGATGATGGGGGTTCTTAGCATGATATCACCTTAATATTGCTGGCTTTCGGGAATATCGGATGATTTGTCCGCTTGGATGCGGTTGTCATCAACCCGTGTCAATTTGAGTGTGCCGTCAACTTTGCGCGGTACACCATTGATTGTCAAAAAGCTACGGTTATCATCGATGCTATCGATAGCAAATACCCCATAAATATAGCCACTGCCATCTATTAGCACATATCCTGCGCCTGTATCTGCCATCTCTGCCAAGTCATCCACGGATTGGCGATTGCCAAAGCCGTGTTCCTGGTATATCAAAAATGGGATAGAGATGGTTTCCTCACCGGTACCAGTAAACTGATATTGCGGGCGACCTTGGGCGATGTCATTGCTGGCGAATGACCAATTGCGCGTGCGCTGTATCTCATTAAACGTGAGCGTGTCGACGCTAAATACAAATTGTCCTAACGATAAAATCATTATGTCCAAGCCTGTGGTAAGTCATATAACGCGGTGTTATTTGTGGTTTGCCCTAGTTTTGCTTTAGCCAGTTCTTGGGCGACTAGCTGGGCAATGTCGGCAGGTGATTGAGTCGGAGCGGCATTCACAATAATAGTAATCGGTGCGGCTGCCTGTGCATTGGCATAACCACCGTTTGCCATTGATGCGGTAATTGGCTTACGGGTGTCAAATTTGATTTGACTGGTATCCATCGCGCTGCGCAAGTTATCTGAGGTTTTAATCATAGAGGCAATGGGCGAGTCATTGGCTAAAATACCTTGACTTAAGCCCTGCATCATAAAATCGCCGTAGCTGGCAAATACCCGAGAGGGCGAATGAATGCCCATCAGGCTAGTAAATGATGATTTGATTCGTGAAGCAGCAGACTGAATACTACCCACGACTGAATCGATGCGGCTTGCAATACCATTGCGTAAACCGTCCATGATTTGACCGCCTACAGTCATCATCTGACCTACCAGTCCACTAAAATAGGCGACAATTCTGCCGGGTATCCCTGCGACATAAGCAATCATATTGGTTGCGCCATTAACAATCGACTGCCACATACTAGATGCGCCTGCCGATATATTTGCCCAGAGTGCCGAAAATTTGGGTCCTAATGTACCCCAGTTCGCCCAAACGTATAAAGCGGCAGCCGCAATAAGCCCGATGATTGCTAAAATAGGGTTGGTCATAAATGCCATGCCTACGGCTCGGATAATCGGGATAAGCCCCATAAAGACGCGCCCAATTAGCCCTACCGCAGAAACCACAGCAGACCCGATAAAGGAAAATGCCGTGATAATGCCGCGCCCCAGGGTAAGTAACCCACTAATCATACCCGCGCCACTGGTCAACGTCGCAATAGATGCGCGAAGCAAGGCTAACGGACCCAATACTGATAAAACCACTGTGGCAATCGTCCCAAACACAGCAAACGCTACCACAATGGCGGTAATACCGATGGCTATGGCTTTGGTGGTGTTGGGGTATTGCTGCATCAGTTTGAGCATACCTTGCATGGCGGATGTGGCGGTCTGCAATGCGCTGGTATACATGGGCAAAATGGCCGTGCCAAGCTCTAGTAATGTATCGTGGAATTTTGCTTTGGCGTCTAGCTCTTGACCTGCTGCTGTGCCTTTGGCTTTGCCGTACAGCTGCTCAATGCCGTCGGCGCCTGCGTTTAATATGGCGTTTTTGTGGATTTGCGCACGCTGCATATACATTTGTGCAAACATGCTGGAGGCAGTCCGGTTGCTAAAGATACTGCCGATAGCGTCCATCACCGCGCTGTCTTCAGTGATGCCTTTGGCGTTGATGGCTGGAATTAGTACTTGTTCCATCCATTTAAACTGGTCTTTTTTAAATAACTCTGCCCCTTTGATGGCGCCAATATCTAAGTAGGCATTTTGCCCTACTTTATCTTCACGCGCCTTTGATTTATCTTTGATTAATCCAAAGCTATCAAGATTATTCATTGCCCGTTTGGTGGTGCGACCTTGATACAGGTTTTGGTAAGCGGACATCATCGCGGTACCAACACGAAAACCGCCCATTTCTTGAACCAGTGGCTCCATCGTGTAGTAAAAGGCTTTGTTGTCCATTTGTTTGGCGGCGACACCGCCAGTTTTAATCACGTTTAGCCATTCCTCGGCTTGAACGCGTCCACCGGTGGCGGTGATCACTTGCTGGATAATGTCGGCTTGTTCTTTAAACGCTTTGTCACTTTTTAAGCCGTTTCGCATTTCGATGACTTTGAGCATGTCCATGAATTTTTTTTCATTTTCATGCCCTTGGTCATTGCCATACATGGCTGCGTTGGCAAATTTCATCTTAGCCAGTAGTGGCGCGGCCATCTGTGCGTGATGTTCATCGGCGAATGCGGTCATGCCATCTCGTACCAACTGCAAGTTATCAAGCGTTGATGTGCCGTAAGTGTTCATGGCTTTGGCGTATTTTAAAGCATCCTTGGTAGCGGCATCACCCAAGCCGAGTGACGCGATACGGGCAGTTTCGGTCTGAAAATGTTTGGACTCGTTGACGGCTTTTGATATACCGTATGCGCCTATTACGCCATACATCGCCGCTGATTGCGCCGTGCCTTTGAGCGAGTTAATAGCAGCTTGTTCTTTAGCGGATTGGGCTTGGATTTTTCGCACGCGATCAAGCCGCTGTTGTTGCCGTGTGAGTTCTCGGTTTGCCTGGGCGATAGATGCGGCAAGGCGTACCTGTTCGCTGGATAACCGATTGGTATTAATACCCGCCGCCTGCATCGCCGCTTTCATTTCTTGGAGCTTGATTGCTTCGTTTTGGGCTTTTGAGCTGATTTTATCAAACGCGGCCTGTGCTCGTTGTAGCTGTGAAGCAAGCTTTTGCGTCGGTACACCGACTTGGTTAATGGTAGTTTTGAGTGAGTCGAGCTTGGCTTTTGCTTGTTGTACTTTTTGGTTGGTTTGCTCAAGTGAGCGTGTTAACTCTTGAAAAGCGGTGATGCGACCTTGTTTTCTTTCCAAGTCATTGAGTGCTGATTTGGCTTTTTTAAAGGCTTGACTGGCCTTGTCTACTTGGCTTTGGATGTTACGCAGCGGTGCAGACATACGGTCAATGAGTTGGAGGGTTGCGGATAAGTCTAAATTGCGCGCCATGTCTGCTCCGGCTGTTAAGTTTATTTTTTGGTTTCTGAGCGTTGTCTTGCTTTGTCATGCCACAGCATTAAGTCTTCAATACTCATGTGATTGCACACGTCAGGCGACCAATGAAACACCACTGCCAAGTCGGCAATGATGTCGTCTACGTCATGCGGTAGGGTTAGTGGTTCTCGGCTTGTGCTTGCTCTTTGATGCGCTCCGCCTTTGGTTGAAAAAAACCGATAATCGCCGAGGCAATATTAAGCAGGTCAACGGGGTCAAGGCTTGCGACCTCCGCTTCAGTCAAAATCGGGGTAGAGACACGTGGGGCAATCTTAATCACGGTATCGACGTCTGACTGTAATAAATCAAACAGTTTAACGTTGCGAAGGCGACCTGCATCGGGCTTGGTAATGGTCACAGTGGTGATGGTCTGCTCACCACGGATAATTGGGGTATCAAGCTCCACGGTTTCGGTGTTTGGGTCTTTAGGTAGTTCTTGCTTCATAGTTTTTTTCTCTGATTTTGATAGTTTATCGGCATGTTCTTGTAAGACTTTTCTGTTGTACTCATTAACTTCATCAACGTGTTCAGCAGAATAAGCTTTCATTAGATGTGGTTCTTGCATCATAAACCCTTATCTTTTCAACAATGGATTAAGGAAATGGGTGATTAATATTCTCTGTATTAATCTGACCATCGTTGCCTTGGTGAGCCATCACCTCACCAACTAGCTAATAGCCACGTTACCCACTGATTGATGATTTATAAGCCTAACAGGTTGTTAATTTCGCTGGTTTTGTCGACGCCGCCGACGTTAAAGATGCCATTGACAATATCAAGCTCTAATAATTCCACACCATCATCTACAACGCGTAAATAAGTGACACTGTAGGTCAAGTCTTGCTCATTGATGTTGCCAAGCTCCTGATCGCCAAGCTGTAGCTTAGTGACTGAACCGCGCATATAGACTTCGCGCACGACATGTTGACAGGTGTCTTGGCGTTCGTAGGCACCAACATAACGAATCGGTAAGGCATCTACAGCACATTCTGAGAGCTGGGCAAAATGGCGGGTATCGATGCCCGTGTAGGTGATTGTGGCTTCAAGCTTTTCAAAGCCCATATCCAAATCAATGCTACCGATCATCCCTGCGCCACGAAATTCCTCAGTGGTTTTTGCAATCTCGGGTAGTGAAAGTGTTTTTGCAACGCCTGCGTAGCTATCACCATCGACAAAGACGTTAAAATTCTTGAGTACGGCGGGAAGTTTTTTTGCCATGTTATATTCCTTAAATGGGCGTATTCGCAACGCCCTAATTTTGGGTTGAATGGTAGCTTATAGTTAAGCGGTTTGGGCGATAAGCTTGCTAAAATCCACCAAGTAGCGATCGGTGATACGCTGGTTCAAAAACAAGTTTTCTAGCGTTGGCACAGGGGTATAGTCGTAGTCGATATACATAAAGCCTTGGCTTAAATCTTGGGGGTTGTTAACCTCTTCGTTGTACCAGCCGCTTGCACCGATGAGCCAACCTTTGGCGACGAATTGACGTAACTTTGCGTTGATACTGTCGATGATGTCACGGGCTAAAATAGGCGTGAGCGGCTTGTCAACGAAGGGGAAACAGCCTGCAATGATGGTATCAAGCAAAAATTGGGCGGTGCGTGTGGTGGTCTCAAAGGCAAAGCGGGGGTCGTCGCTACAGGTGCGATTGCCCCAAAAGCGAAAGCCCTCGTGCTGGATGAGACTGGTGACTTCATTGGCGTTTAAGTAGCCGACTTCAGTGTCTGGGTCTTCCAAGTCCCATGTGCGTGGGTAACTGATGCCGTCCACCGTTGAGATGGCGACATTGCTGATTGACTTGGTAAATGAGGCTGGGTCGGTCTCATCAATTTTTGCCCGTAAGGCGAGGGCGGTAGCGATAATTGGGGTCATTTGGGCTCCTTGGTGTCAAACAAAAAACGGTTAGCAGTACCCATGCCGATTTTGACTAGCTGGGTTTTGGGTGGTAATTGGTGTAATGCGTGCTCGATGCCGTATCGCTCACGTTGATAGCGACAGCAAAGTTGGTCATTATTGATATATGCAAAAATCACATCAGAATTTGCGGTGTTAAAAGCGCGCTTGTCATCTAACGACACACGTGGATTTTGGACATTTGGAAAGTCGGTGATGGTTTGAGATTGACTCACCGTATCGTACCAATACAGTTTTGCAATACCACCTGATACATACGCCAATACAGGCCGCATATTTTGGTCAAAAGCTAAATCAATCTCGGTGATATCTGGCGCGGCTAGTAATGTTTTTGACGTATCTTTTGGCAAATCACTGCGCTGAATATAAATAGCCTTGCTATCCGTCCATGCGCGCCATGTATGCGAGACTAAGCCTTGACTGGTGTCGGATAAGCCAACACCGCCTTGTTCCCATGATTCGGTGAGCGGATAAGCTCTACTACGTGGCGACAGTAGGCTACCATTATCCGTTGACTCAACGGTTGCGAGATCAGTGGCTTGCGGCAACATTACAACGTACCCTCATAGCGACCCCATGAAAACTCGATAGGGATAGATAGTGTCTGGGTGTTAGTTTTGTTAATCGGGCTATCATCAGCGACAGAGCCAAAACGAATTTGCCAACAACCCGTGTATGCTGGCACTGTAATGGTTCTGATGGACTTATTCTCTTGGTCTATAGTTAAAGTTGTCCTAGCCTCCCTTTTATAACTGCCACTTATATAAGAATCTACTACTCTATCGAAAGTAACGTTATCCCCACTACCAGAGGGTTTTGTTGTAATAGCCGATAGGTCACCTGTATTAAAATAGATATAACGAGTGGAGTAATCAATGGGTGTATATCCCGTATTCTCTGGATACCAATAAATAGTAGCTACATTAGCAGGTCTTAGCTTCCAATTATAAGCAACATTACCACCAACACCATCTAAAAGATTAATCTGCCCAGTTTTATCTGTGGTATCGTATACCGCCCATAACTTATAATAAATTTCGAAAATTTCGCCACTTAAAACAGTGATAGTCGTAGGATTCCCTTGACTATCTTTAATTAATGCCCGAGTACAAAGATAATAAGTGGTCGCATTGCTATAAGTAGACGCCAAACCTAATTCGCTAACATTGACATTGTTCAAGCCAGTGAATGAGTATTTTCTTACTCTATTAACCTTATATAGATTCCCGTCGGTTGAGGCGTTGTAATCATATTTAGTTGAAACATTAGAACCACTAACCCCTTTGATAGCAGTATCTAATTTATTTTGCGTATAAACTGGTTGACTATTACCGCTACCAATGACGCAATACGCCATCATGTCCGTGCCGTTGCCATTGCCAAAGAAATCCAGTCCTTGATTTAAAATCAAATTCTTTTGATAACCTGTGTCAATCTTTGTACTGCCATCAGCTCGTTTCACTACAACACGAAATTCACCTGCCATACCCATATTTGCTTGCATAAAATGTCCTTAAACTGTTTTTAATGTGATATCTAGTGGCTTAACTGTTGGTTGATACGCATCACCATCGACACTGTTACTAACCACCACGCGTTTTAACGTGATATCTAGCGGTTTAACCATTGGTTGATAAGCGTCTTTATCATCAACATTCACCCTACTTACGATTGATTTAAGCGTGATATCTAGTGGTTTCACTGTCGGCTGATAAGCGTCTTTATCGTCAACCCGTTTACTTAGCACAATATCGCGCAGAGTGATATCTAACGGCTTAACTGTCGGCTGATAAGCGTCTTCACCATAGCCACGTTTTAAGATATCTTGAAGCGTTATGTCCAGCGGCTTAACTGTCGGCTGATACGCGTCTTCTTTTTCAATCAATGTTGGATAAAGACGGCTGGCATAGACAACACGCTTACCATCTGCTACTTTCCCAGCGGCTTACCCCACTGATTTTCAATCAAATGCAATTCACGGTCGCCAAAGGTATCGCGATATGCTGCAATCTCAGTTTTATCAGTAATCAATGTGCCGTCATCTTTGCGTGGCGACGCATAGACAAAAGCGCGGCGGCGCTTGGCAATGCTGACCAACTTACGCACCACAGCAGGGGTATCAATCTCAGGTGCACCTAGGATTTTTGGTATTACCCCTAAACGAGACTGACAAGCGAGCAGCTCATCTAACACATCGACGTTATCCGCATTACTCACACGCATGACAACCACGGTCGGGTTAGTGATATCACGGATGGTCTGCAATGATGTTTTGAGCGTGCCTTGGGTGCCTGCTTTATCAATATTGTCTTTGGTGATACCTGTTAGTAATACTGGGGTATCAGCTGGGTACATGGTGGCATCGGCATCGGTCGATGTGGCGATTAGACCGATGACGCTGATGTTGGCATTGCGCATGGGCAAAATGCCTTGGGTGAGTTCTTGGGCGGTGATGCCGTGGTGTAAAGCCATGTTAGCTCCTTTTTATGGTTGATAAGTTAATTTAACCGTATTGATTAAAGTGCCGTCGGGTATCAAGCCTTTTGCAAAATCATCAAACGCTTTTTGAGTTAAAACGGTAAACTCAGCTGTCCCTTCGGATGAACTATATCTAGTCATAGCGCATCCTGAGTAAGCATTAATTGGGTTTTGCTCAACAGTGAAGTAGCTAAATGGTTTTTGTAAATTTGAAGGTAAATTCGTCATCACAAGCCCCTGCTGCCCTTCGGTAACTAGGTCGCCTGCTCTGATGATGTAAGGCGAATTATTTTCAAGCACCTTTGGTTCTACTTTTATTTTCCCATTGTTATTTCTGATGTAGATTTGAAATTTTAAGCCGTTGTAATCCATAGTCGGCGCTGGCGGCGCATCACTGACTGTATTATTAATCGCAAGCGGTGCATTGATAGCTGTCTCGACATCGACAGTTGGGTCGTTTAAGACGAACCCCCAATTTAACGTGACAGGGTTATCTACACTGTAATTATCCTGTGGAATTGAGACGAGTAATGTTTTGCCATTATTAACGGTTTTTGGGTGGTTAATATTTGAATTGGTTAAGTGAATGGTGCCGCTTGCATCTGACAAGAAGCTGATTATTTGGATGGGTTGAGTGGCGTTTGTCACGTTTAACCATAGATAAATCGGCGTTTCTTCGCCAATAACTGTGACGCGGTTTAATCCTGCTTCGTCTGACGTGTAATACATATCAAACGTTGGAGCAATGTAGTCATTTGGCAAACGCTTCCAAAATTGCGCCACAATGGCTTTTTGATTCTCAATTTCTGAACCAATTTCAAAAACATTTCCCATCGTTTTGAATTTATTATCATCGGTAGCAATGGTTGAAAATCCAGCTAAAATTTTACTCTGGGCGTAAAGTGCCCAAACGCCATAGCCAAGGTCGGCGTGAACATCTTGACCGTTGGTGTAAAGTTTTGCAGTCGCGTAAATACCACCAACAGCAATCGCCTCAAAAATACGATTTTCAAGAGCAGTTAAGCGATCAAGCATATCCTGATGGTTATGACCAATGGCCGCAAAATTGGCATTGACCCACGACTGTGTGGCTGTGATAGCGTTGGTATCAACGACAATGGATACGCTCGGATTCTCAACCTGTACCACCGCTTTGAGTCGATAATCAACCGCGGCAGTGCTGGTAGCGTCTGGTTTTTGTACCTCTGGTAGACTGCCAACCCACACCAATACGCCATCACTATCAATCAATCCAAACTCACGAATGGTAAAACCACCTACGTCAACAGGGACGACACACACAATCTCGTACTTGTTTGGCGCGACAAGATTGACAGACTCGACCTTGCCTTGGTAACGCTTGGCGACCAAGGTTTGCTTATCCAGGCGTGTGCTGAAGTCGACATTAACGCCTTGTCCCACCGCAAAGTCAGTAATATGCAAGGGTGTCCCACCTGCATTACTGGCGGTAGCAATTTTGGCAGCGCCCGCGTTCGTTAAGAGTAATTGATAGCTCATAGTCGTATTAAGTCGGTTGATTAAACGGTTGGTAAGTCTAGGCCACGGTCACTGAGCACGTATTGACCATTTATCAAGCGCAGCTCAAGGTGGCGTTTTTCGCCAGCCTTGATGGTGAGTGGATAACTTGCGATAAAATAATTGGCTTTGTCTGCATTGGCTTTGGCAATATCAACAATCGGTTGTTTGGCGATATGGATATTGAGCGTAAGCTCTTCGCCACCAGTGTTGTCGACCGCAAATACCATGCTGTCTTGATGGGTGCGTAGAAGCCCGTCATTGACGACCAGTTCGGCAGTGCCTGAATGCCCTGTGCCGTCGATATTGACTAGATTTGGAATAGTCGTTTGTCCGTCTTCTTTGAACTCAATAGGATAAAAAGGCATAGCGGCAGCAAGTGCAACGGCTAAAATAACGCCTTGGGGTTGACATAAGTTTGACATAATAAAGTCCTTTAGTTAGGTGGAAACAGTAAGTTCAACGCCGACCACGGGGACGGCATAGGCAGCAATAACAGCGGGTAAGGTGTAACCTAGATAAACGTCGTAGTGAGCGGATAAGCGTTTGACCGCATCTATCATGGCTCGTATTTGTAAAATATTGTCAGCGATAATACCTGTCGTTGGGTGTACCTCGACGCTAAAAGTACCTGCTTTTCCACGGGGTGATTTTTGAAACCACTCAATGATGCTAGCGTCATAATTCATGGCTGCCAGTGAGCGTTTGACGGCACTAAGTGTTCCTTTACGCTCATGCACCCAAAGACTGTCACGGATGACTTGGCGTTTGGTCTCGGCCGTCCAGTTGTCGTTCCATTCGTCCACGCTCCATGCATAGGCAAGGTAAGGCAACAAACTATCGGGGGCGGTGTCTACGTCCCAGATAGTGTCAAACGGTACGGGTATTGGCTCAAGCTTGGCGGTTGCGCCTGCTAGCGCGTGCTCCAGTGGACGGCTATTGGCGGGGAGTAGCGATTGGTAGCGGTCATTGATAGCGATTGGTGGCTGGGTAGGGTCGGCGGTATAAATCATGTACCCTCCGATTTGGCAATGATGTTGTAGCCTGTGCAATGAGCCACTTCACCAATGGCGGTCATGACATCGGTTTTTGGTTCGTTGAGTTCAATGCGACTAACACCCATCACGTCTAAAGCCCCGATGATACGGCTAGTTGCCACGCGCGCGTTTGGTTTAAAATTGTCTGTCAAATATTGGCGTAATGCTGTCATGCCTTGGCTCAAAATCAACTGTGGGCTAATGCCGTTTTTGACATAGACGACAGCATCGATACGGTAGGCTTTGGCGGTAGCAGAGTTGACACGCACTAAATCCGTTAAAGGTCGCACATCATCGGCGACAAGTGCGTTATATACATCAGTCACCGCTTGGGCTGACACGCCTACAGTCTTGTTTGCTTGCACAAGTACGTCGCCATCAATTTGCCCAGCCAAATAAACATCCACTTCAGTAGGAGCAGGGCTATAGACGGTCACACTATGCACTTCGGCACTGGCTGACAAGGCGTGGAATTCGTAACTGCCTGCAGAACCTGCCATTGTCATCGCTTCAACTGATAGGGCTAGGCGGTAGCGGTAGTCGTCATCTGTCTCGTAAATCGCAGTTATTGGCGGAGTGGCGGTTTTGTCCTCGGCTTGTAATAATTTACGCTCGAGGCGGTAATAGGTTACGCCAATATGGTCAAGGTCTGACCCTATGGCGAATGCCAACATCAAGCTACGGGCTTTGCGATTAATTTCGCTAATCTTTAATACATAGCGGTAGGCGAGGACTTCGATAATTTTATTAATCGGCTCGGACTCTAGCGTTAACGCGGCTTGGATAGGGTGGTCATCGGCAAATTTGGCGGACAGCTCAGCGCGTAAGCGGGTGACTTCCGTCTCAAAGTCAATCGGCTCTAACACATTGGGTAAGGGCAAGCCTGCCAAGTTAATGGCATTATAAACGCTCATGATGCCCCCCGTGCCAGTGTCAAAGTGATAGGCAATTTCGTATTGTCGCTACGGCGCAAATCTAGTAATACGTTAACGCCTGTGTTGCCTGTGTCATTGGTAGCGTCCGCATTCATGGATAATTGGACTTGGCGGACTTTGACCCGTGGTTCCCATTTAACAATTGCAGTGGCAATGGCTGCCATGATTTTTAGCTTTGTAGCAGGGTTTGCGGGTTGGTCAATCAAAAACGGCAATAAACTACCATACTCACGGCGTAGCAGACGGCTACCGATAGGGGTCATCAAAATATCATTAATCGATTGGCGTAAATGCTCGGGGGGCGGTAATAATGCGCCTGTGGTACGGCTCATGCCCATAGCAAAATTGATATCCATCATTGCGGTGCTCCTGTGGTGGAGTTACCGCCCATGACTTTGCCGTGCAAGTGTTTTATAAGACTGATGACGCCAGCAACGATATCTTTTTTAGCATGGATGGATTCATCAACTTCCAAAGTTCCTGTCATCGTAACAGTTGGCGTATCAAGCGTGATACTACCTTCAGAAATGATGGTGGTATTGGTAATTTTGAGAGTAAGGTTGCTATCGTCTGTTTTGACACTGAGATAATCCTGGTCATTAAATTGGACGCGAATTTCGTTTTCATCTGTGCTTGGGCTTGGGTGTTGATTGCTGTAAAGCGATAAAACAGGAATGGCATTGGCAAGCTCACCACTTGGACTGACTAACAAAAATTGTTCACCAACGGATGGGCAACGCCATACACGCACTTGTCCAGCCGCCAAGGCAGGTATAGGCAACCAGTCGGTTTGGTTGTCGCCGACGTCTAGGCGCATGGTTTGGTCGTCTGGGTTGACGTCAAACACAGTGCCAATGGTGACAATGTTATGTAAGCGGCGTTGTTGTTCGGATAAAATTTGCGCAGTCATGGTCGTTTGCCTTGTGATTAGGCAAAGTGTGGCATGACAAACGTAAGGGTAAAATAAGCAAAAGACCGTAATAATAAATTACGGTCTTTCAAAAGTTAGGCGGCGATAAAATTTTGGCAGGTAATTTTATTGAGGCGATCAAGGTTATCTAAGTGTGTATCAATAATGAGCTGCTTAATACGTTCAGCTCTATCGTCATTACTTAATGATTGTGTGGCTACATAAAACAAAACGTCGTAAGTTGAAATGTACAGGTTTGAAAGGCTATAAGGCATTTTATTTTGATTGTGAGACATGGTCACGCTTGAACCATTAATATATAGGGTATATTCATCTGATTTTAAAATTTTCATCGTGTTTGTCCTTTTTTAGCGTCCGATTTCAGGCGGTTGCCGTTGGTTGGTGTAAGGACAGTATCGCTCTGGTGGCACACGATAGCGAGTATTATTTGCATAAAAAACGTGTCGCAACGGACACGTTTTTTATGGTCAAAGTGGGTTAGAAACGGTAAATCATATTGTCTTCATAAGCACGTTCATGATTGACATGGGCTTGAATAGTGACACGCTCAAAACAGCCAAGCCGTTCCCAGTCATCGCCATTTAGTTGTTTGAGATAATCCAAATAGTCCAATAACTCTGACTTGGTAGAACTGAAGAAAATGTACGGTGGACGAGTAAGGCTCATTAAATATAAAAAGTCGACCATTGCAAAATATTTATCTTGATGGTAAGCACCTTGTCCGGTGTAAAGATAAGGTGGGTCCAATAAAAATAGGGTTTTGGGTTTATCTTTATATTTGGCCATCAAAGTTGTGTATGACTCTGTAGTAATGATAAGCCCGTCAAGATAATGAGTAGCAGGTTCATAAGGGTTTTTACGTATGGTGTTGTAAAACGTATTTTGATATAGCTCGTCAAGCGTCTTAACCTGTTTGCCGCTAAACAACACCCAATTGGCGATACTGTGTACGTCGATAAAGCCGTCAAAGTTATTGATGATATCAATAACAGCCTGTTTATCCTGAGCTGATAACACTTTGTGACGAGGCAATGGTGCAAGCTTGGTAAAAATCTGTTGGCGTAACCGCTCGGTATCATCAATGTGGTTAAGCCGCTCGGTATAGCCATCAAAATCGTTGTAAATCACCGTAGCATTGGGCAATAGATGCTTGGCGTTGTGTGCCAATAAACCACTGCCGCCAAATACATCAATGATGGTCCAACCATTACCGTCATCATCAATATGGGTCTGGAGTACTTGTCGAAAAGCTTTGATAAAATTACGTTTTTGCCCGATAAATGATAATGGGGCTTTGCTATAAGGTTTTGTCATGATTTCGTCCAATTTTAGGGCGTTCTGGACGCTCAGGGTTTGGACGCTCGGTGGCATTCTGAAAAGTATTAATAGTCTTACATCGTGGACATTTAACGGCGACCACTGCCTCACCAGTCATGCGAAACAGGAGCTTTTCGCAGACATTGCAACGATAATCTTGCATGATTTTTCAAATATCCTTTTATAAATTCATAAAGAAATTCTCAACTTCTTTGATGATCAGCTGCTCATCCTCAGGGCTGATGCCAACCGTCTCACGCACTGGATAAGCCACGGCTCGCGCATTGGGTGATGGCTTGGCAACTTTACCGTATTGGTGGACTTCCATTACTTTTGCCGTATGGCCAGAGAACCCAACTTCGGCATGGGTAGATGAATACGCTGTCTTAATTAACCTGGGCAGTCGCTGAAACATGGCGCCACGGCGGATTGATCGCTTATGGTCACGTTTACGCGGGGTAAATCTTGCGCCGCTGGGTGCAACCTGTGATTTGATACGGCGTGCCATAGTCTGCTTGAGCCTAATAGCGATGCGCTGGGTTAAACGGCGTTTTTGGCTATCATTGAGTTGCTCATTGATACGTTTTATCCAAACGGCTAGCTCATTAAAATCACTCATAGCTCATCCTGAGCATCGCCAAACACGATTGAGGCTTTAACGAAGGTACCTGCTGTATCTGACCAAACAAGGTCATCGCATAGGTTGGCGGTGCCATCTTCAGCAAAATTAAGTTTGTCATCAAGGCTAATATCTATCTGTAAGTCATAGGTTTCTAAGTCTATAACATCACAATCAAATGCCAGCTTTGGTATAGGTTTACCGTGCTGCTCAAACCATTTACGAATATAGCCTAGTACATCAAACGGATGAGCTATACGGCAATTGAGCAAATAAAATCGGGCGATATAGTGTATGGTTGAGACCTCTTGGGGCAATTCACCATTGATGATTTGGAGCTGGGTGTTGTCGCCTGTTAGCTCGGGGAAACGGGCTAACAGGTCGTTTTTTAGATCGACTAGGTATTTCATGCGTTAAATTGTTTAAAAGCGGCGGCAAGTTTGCCATGATAATTATTGGCTCTGTAGCCTTTGCCATTGTAACCATAGGCAAACGCTGACCAGTCTTTGTTTTTGAGGGCATCAATAAGCTTATTTTGGCGGATAAATCGGCACATGGTGTCAAGTTGCGCGCCTTCATCTTTGTATTGGGCGTTGATAAAAGCTTGTAACGTTGGGTATCCCAAGTCTTTCCAATTAAATCCCATCACTTGCCCCAACCCCCAACTGGCAGACTCGAGCGCAGATTCACGGTGGTATTGACTGGCAGCGGTCAAGCGTTGGTGTTGATAGCTACCTTCAAGACCGTAGGACTTTGGTTTCCATTTTGGATAGCAAAGGTCTGGACGTTCTCGCATCACTTTTGCACGGATATCCAGCAAGCCTTTTTTGGTGAGCTGCTTATAAAAAATATGTGGCTCAAATAAAATCACAGGTTCACCCGTGGATAAAAACCCTTCGCCTTTGGATTCGACTTCATGCACAGCACGCATGGCGGCTAAGGGTATGCCAAGACTATCGGCACTGGCTTTGATTTGGGCTAGGGTTATTTTTTTGTGGGCAGGTGTGCTCATTGGCTCTCCTTAAAAATGTGATTGATACGGTCATTAAATCGCTGGCGACGATAATTTTTACGTTCGCAGTGCAGTAAAAACCATAACAATGCTAATGCCATGGTCAAGGTGGCAAAGCCAGAGCGAATCAAAATCAGGCTCAATGACATCGTAAACCCTGCATCCATGGCGTCATATGCCATATAAACAACGGCAATCAGACTATGGATCAACAAACAGCGCAGTGCCCACCAAAGGATGTCATCATAGCGGCGTGTCAGCCATAAAAACGCTGTTAAGATGGTCATGCTAAGTAGCATTAAGCCGACGTGTAATAGGTAAATCATTTATCCACCCCCATAAATTTGGCAAGCCAATCGGGCAAAATGGCTTTGATACGATCAGAATTGGCAACCGCGATTAATAAACGCAAAATAAAATATCCGCCGACAGCCCACAAAAAGCTAACGAACAAAACCACGTCTTCGCTTGAATTGTTCCGACCCATCAGCTCAAGACTGCCACGGGTAAAGAACAATCCTGCACCCAAACCTAAGAGAACGTGTCCTACGCTAGTGGCAGATGGGGGGAATTTTTTATCTTCGCCGAAGGCAAGGTAACCACCAATGGCACCAATGACAGTGGCAATAAGCATGGCATTGGTAATGGTAGAAATAGGTAATAGCTGTTTATACTCAGCAAATACGGGGTTAATCGTGGCAAGCAGCCAGAGAAAAGCAACAATACTCCATCCAAGCATACAGCCAATGATGTCGAAAATTAGGCTAGATTTTTTTAACATATCAATCCCAAAGTTTTAACCGTTGCTGCACGTTGGCGACGGTTGTCGTAAAAGGTAAAATCACGGTACTCCGCATAGGTAAAATAGCGAGCGGGGTAAATTGTGGGTTTAATTCAACGATTTTTGGTAAGTATGCGTTTGATTGATTACCAAAAAAGCGATAAGCAATAGCGTCGAGCGTGTCAAATTGTTGTGATGCTGTGGTGCGTTGTATTGTCATAACAACCTCACACGGTTACGGCTTTTGCCGGTCAAGTCAGCAATCGCATGGTTGACCAGGCGGCGCAGGGCGTCAGACTTGGTATTTTCGTTATTGCCGCGTGTGATGCCTTGACCAATGGTGTCAAAATCCATGTAGTTATCAGCCATGAGTGCGGCGGCTTCGTTGAGAACCGCGCGCTTATAAGTGCGTTGCCAGCGATGGTGAGTAACCAATTGGGTAAGCGATAAAAATCCGTCAGCCCAGCGGGGTAATATTGACCTGATATTCGATGATAATCGGTGGTGGTGGCTAATCAAAGCAGGGGCAGACTCCCAAACGCAGGTACCGCCCACGACAAAGCCAAACTGGTCGTCATCCAAGTAAGGGATTTGTGCATTAATATTGTCATAGGCATCACTGATGTAGCCTGCAATACGGTCGCTGCCCATTGTCTTATCAATACGCATCATTTGTACCAAGTCAGTCGTTGAGACCGATGGCAAGCCCTTAATCGGATTGGGTACTTCGGCATGATTGATTTGCTGATTGATAAGCATGGTTTACCCAGTTTATTTTTTGGTTTTGGAGCGTTTGCTATTTGAATATTTTTCTTGTGGTGGTTGCTGTTGCTGATATGGTTTTCCGATAGTTCCAATAGTTTGAGAAATACCACTAACACCCATTGAAGCGGCAAATAATGACATTAAAGCGAGTTTTCGATAGTTATTCATATTGGCGTCCAAAATAAAAAGGCGGTAGTTATTAAAAAGGTGCTGGTAAAAGTTAATTCACTTTTCAGACAAATTTAATAAGCCGCCTTACCCGTGGTGGGGTCTGTTAGCCTTGAGCGGCTTTAAGTTTTGATAAGTCGGTTTTGCAACCAACATCGGGGTAAATTGCAATTGCTTTTTCATAAGCAGCAATGGCGTCCGTTGGTTTGTCAGCTTTTAACGCATCACCATAAGCTCGATACAACTTGGCACGTACAGGGTCGGGCATATCGTGGTCGTTGGTGACTTCGATTGCTTTTGCCAGAATGTCAGTGTGTTCGCTTGGGTTATCCGCTTTTTTTGTCACTTCAGATGCCAATTGCTCGGCATATACGGTCGCAACGTCACGGGTAAATGGTTCTGGCATAGCCATGTCGTTGAGTAGCGCAAACTCTGCAATGCGGGTAGCGGTATCAAATTCATGGGTATCAAGCGCCCAGACCATGAGTTGAACTAGCATATCGTTTTGACCGCTCACACCTGCGGCTAGTGTGCCTTCAATCCAAGGTAGGTAAAAGGGTAAAAAGTCGGCTTTTAGTTCGTTCTTTTTGGCCTGCGATTGGATGCCTTGTAGCGACTGCCAGTCATTAAAAAACTTGAGTTCAATAGGGCTTCCTGCATCGGGGTTGTCGTCATCAAGCGGATATTCGCCATCAGGCTGCCCATCAAAAACAGGCTGATTTTGGCGGGTCATGGTGCTGCCTAATGGTCGGTTTAACTGACGACCGCGGGCAGATAGTCGGGGGTCGGAATTGGCTTGACGCGCCGCTTTTTCGGCACGCACGCGTTCAAAATGGTCTCGTAAGCTGCTCATGGGTTTCCTTATGCTTCAATCACTAGGTTTTCGATGTAGGCGCATTTGTCATAGTCTTCGATGACAAAACACTCATTCACTGATTGATAGTCAGAGGTGCGGTTCCATTCCGGCTCATCTTTAATCAGACGACGCATACTGCCACGTTGTTGGTAGATAGACAGATTGTCGTAGCTGGTAATCAACAAACCATTAGCTGGGAAATACGCAGGGGTATCGACTGGCAACGTACCAAGCTGTTTTTTCTGATACAAGGCATTGGCAGCCGCCTGCTCGGTTGGGGGTAAGGTTTGATTGATAAGGTTTTGGTATTTATCCGTGACCAGACCGCGCGAGGTAATGACAACCAAGTCGCTATTGTCGCGGAACTGTTCGGCGATTAGGTCATTGACTGCCATTTCAACCAGCGCATCAATATTTTTAAATTCATGGCTTGCGCCAATCGTCAAATTATCAATATGACGCTCGGGGGCAAAGGCACGAATTTTTTCTAACCAGCCAACGTTGACGTCTTGCAGTTTTGGATACAAGGTCTTGTTGGTGGTCTTCGCGCGGTGAGTACCATTAAAACCAATCATTTGCTTGTCTTGGGCGACCAATTTAATCGCTAAGTTTTGCAAGCGTTTTTGGAAATCGGGGAAAGCACCCCATTGGTCGATGACTGCCCATTGATAGGCGACGTCGTAGTCTGTTTGAGTACAGACGTAATCATCGATATGCTCAAGATTGCCAATCGGCGTCGGACGACGGGGCTGAATGCGGGTGTCGGTATTGCTGGCGACACGTTGGTCACTGCCTAACCCAAGTTTTTCACCTGTCGCTTGTTGCACAGTGACCATGTTGATACGTTTTAAAAAGTCTGTGACCTCTTGGTAACGCTCAATCAAGGTTTGTTGACGAGCAGGTTGCACTTCAATGGTGGTGGCAAAGTTTTCGGCACCGTTGATGGTAGCGATTTGTTGGGTGTATTGCTGTAAGGCGATACGAGTGGCAGCAGATAAAGCGTAACTTCCCATGGGTTTTCCTTGTGTGATTTTAAGGGTGATAAAATTGGGTTAGCAGTCGGCGAGGGCATGACTGACACCTGCAGGGGGTGTGGTCGTCATCGGTACAGGCTCGGTGGACAGCTTGGTTTGTAAGCTGGCAAAACTCTGGTTAAGCTGGTTCACCGTGGCGGTTAATTGGGTGACACTTTCAGCGATTTGGGCAGTGGTCTCGGCATTGGATTCGGCTTTTTCATTTAAGGTATTAAACCCTTGTAATACCATGTCCTGCTCATCTTTAGTCATGCCTGATGATTTGCTGGTAAACATATTTGCCATTTTTTGTAAAAAGCTATCTTCTGCTTTGTGTTGTTGTGGCTCAGCTGGTGGCTGTGGCGTTTGAGTTGGCACGGGCGCTTGTTCGATTGGATCTTGACCTTCGGTAGTAGCGGTGGTTGGTGTTTGGGTTTGGTTGGCTTGGGTAGTCATAAGGATGAGTTCCTGATGTTCAGAAAAAAGGGTGTTATTTGCGGTATTGTTAAATTTAAGCGGTTCTGTGCCACGACTTGCGGGAATGTCGGTCACTGCCAAACCAACTAAGTAAGCTCGGCCTGTTGCGGTAAATTTTGGGTAGAACTCAATGGAAGTAAAAAGTTTTTGGCCTTGTTTGTTGGCTTCGACAAGTTGAGGCAAGGCGGATAAAGTGGCGTATAAGCCCATTAATTGCACGTCTTTACCATCAACTTGATAAGTATCTAACTGTGCATCACAGGCAATCACATCGCCCAATGCAGGAATGGCTGTATTACCTAAAAAATTCCACCCACCCATGTGCTCAACATTGATGCGAGCAGTATATTCAACGGGATCATAGTCTTTTGCCATATCGATAATTTGTTGGCGAGTAATTTCTCTGCCATCAACAGTGACGCCTTCACGGGCGACACGAAAACGTTTAATTGTGCGTTGACCTGCTAAATCTGGCATAGGCATTCCAATAGATTAATCGGCGAAAATGTATCGGCTTATAAATTTGGTTAAGTAGCCCTTAGTTTGTTGGCTGTATAGGTTGTAAGCAATATTTAAAAGACCGCAATCAGCACTTGCGGTCTTTTGCTGTGTGGTGCGGTGGCTGACTGTCTATAAGCTATGCGTATGACTGATACCACCACCAATTCGACTCAAAATCAATCGCTAACTCAAAAACGTGAGCAAGCAAGGCTACTTTACGCCCAAGGCTTAGGCGTAACTCAAATTGCCCATCAGCTCGATGAAAAGCGGGCAACGGTTGCCAGTTGGAAAAAGCGTGATGGTTGGGTACGCGCGGACATTTTTACCGATGTCAATCTAGCCATGAAAGCGCGTTTGTTGTCGTTGATTGGAATGGATAAAAAGGGAAACGGGGAATATAAAGAAATTGACGAGCTGATGCGACAGCTTGAGCGAATCGCCAAAATCCAAAATTATAACGATAGTGGCAACGGGGCAGACCTTAACCCTAAACTGCGTGAGCGTTACAAGTCAGACCGTAAAGAAAAGGTCAAAAACTTATTTACTGAAGAAGAAATTGTGGCGTTGGAGGACGCCTTTAAAATTATGTTGTATCCATTTCAGCAGGAATGGATAGATATTCTTGATGGTAAAAAGGTTAATGGCAAAAAGAAATACGCACCCGCGCGTATTTTTATGATGCTAAAAAGCCGACAGATTGGGGCGACGTATGTCATTGCAATTTGGGCACTCATCAATGCGCTTCGCACCAAAAAAAATAAAATCTTTTTATCAGCATCAAAAGCTCAAGCTTATCAATTTATTGAATATATCAAAAACTTTATCTTTGAAGTACTTGGGAGGCAAATTGGTGGCGACCCGATTGTTATCTCATTCGAGGATAATACCCAAGTTAATTTTTATTACATGGGGACCAATGCATTAACTGCCCAAGGTCGACATGGTGATGTGGTTATTGATGAGTTCTTTTGGATTCGTAAATTCAAAGAATTTCGGGACGTGGCGTCAGGGATGGCATCGCAGAGTCAGTACCAACAGATTTACTTATCAACGCCTAGCTCTGTTATGCATGAGGCGTATAAATTCTGGACGGGTACCGATGGCGTTAATAAGCATGAGATTGATGTTAGCCATGCTACGCTAAAAACACCAACGCTTTGCATGGATGGTAAGTGGCGACTCATGGTTACTGTCCGCGACGCAATGCGGGGCGGTTATGACAAACTTGATATTGATCAGCTGCAACTTGAGTACACACCGGACCGATTTGATAATCTGTTTATGTGCGTGTTTTTGGATGACAGCTCAAGCTATTTCCCGCTATCCATCCTAAGTCCAAATATGATTGACAGCTGGGAGGTGTGGAAAGACTTTAAACCGCTTGGTTCAAATCCTTATAAAAAACCGGTTTGGGTTGGATACGACCCGTCATTTACTGGCGACCATCCAGCTTTGGCCGTTGTCGCACCACCAAGTCGACCGGGTCAACCTTATCGTGTTCTTGAGCGTAAGCACCTTGACCACATGTCACCGCTCATGCAAGCGCAATATATCCAAAAAATCTGTGATCGGTACCAAGTTGAATATCTGGGCATTGATACCACAGGGGCGGGTATTGCAGTCGCCGAACACGTCAAGGCGTTCTATCCTGCCTATACCCCGATTAACTATAGCATTGAAGTCAAAACCCGTATGGCGATGCGTGCCAAAGAATTGTTTGAACGTCGCAAGCTGCATTTCGACGCTGGCTATATTGATATTGTCAAAGCCTTTATTGCCATCAAAAAACAAGTCACCAACGGTGGGGGGCGTATGACATTTGTTTCAAAACGTTCACAAGAAACGGGTCATAGCGATGTTGCTTGGGCAATCATGCACGCTATTGACAATGCGCCGCTTGCTAGTACCGAAAATGTCACCGCCGCCACCAAATCTCGTATATCTGTCCACCGCTAAGGAATCCTATGGAAAACCAAGTATCTAATAAAATTATCATGAGTGGCTTTGGCGAACCCGAACCCGTGCTTGAGGGTCGCCGATTATTTGAGTATGACTATTGCCCCCAAGTCGGCGACTATTACGAATATCCGTATGACATCGCTGCCGTTGCAAGTCTCTACCGTGCCACCAGTCATCATACGTCTGCCCTGGTAACCAAGCGTAACGTACTGACCAGTTTATTTGTGCCAAGCGAAAAACTAAGCCGTCGTGATTTTGAGTCGTTGGTGCAAAATTTTCTGGTCTTTAATAATGGCTATCTGCAGGTACAACGCAGTCGAATGGGGAGTGTACTCAAAGCAACTGCGCGCCTGGCACGTCATACCCGGCGAGGTATTAATGGGAATTACTATCATGTCGATTATTATCACGGCAATCCCATTGAATTTCAGCCTGATGAGATTATCCAGGTTTTCAATCCAGACATTCAGCAGGATATGTATGGTATTCCAGATTATTTAAGTAGTGTTAATGCAATTTTGCTCAATGAAGCGGCTACACTGTTCCGCCGTAAATATTATAAAAACGGCGCTCACGCGGGCTACATCTTATATCTATCCGATGCTTTAACAACTCAGCAAGACGTTGAGAACTTGGAAGACGCAGTACGTGAATCAAAAGGGGCTGGCAACTTTAAGAACCTGTTTATGTATGTGCCCAACGGTAAGCCTGATGGGGTTAAGGTTATTCCACTCGCTGAAGTTGCCGCCAAAGATGAATTTATGAATATTAAAATCGCCAGCCGTGATGACCAGTTGGCAGGGCATCGAGTACCGCCCCAGCTGATGGGTATTGTCCCCAATAACACAGGTGGATTTGGTGATATTAAGAAAGCAGCTGAAGTGTTCTATTGGCACGAAATTTACCCGTTGCAGAACCTACTCATGGACATCAATAATCAAGTCGGCCAAGAGCTCATCACATTTAATGATTACTCACTGACTGCTATAACCGACTCATAAAAAATAAAAAAATATTTTTCTAAAACCGTTCTTGATGAGCGGTTTTTTTGTGTCAGGTGGTCGTCACGGCTCGCGCTCCCTCCCACGCGCATGCTTTATACATAAAAGGCTTATTTTTATGCAGTAAAAAACTAGCGGATGCCAAACAAATCAGCAGTTGTTGCTACTAATCATTGTTGCAGTTTGGTGCAGTTTGCTGCTTGAAATTATAGGAGTTTAAATAACGTAATGATTGATGGGTTGGTTAAAAAAAGGTAATAAGGTGATAAGTACTCAAAAAGTATAACTAAGTAATTGATTTAAATAATAAATTTTTATTACCTTTTAAAGGTGATTTCAGGTGATAAAAAAGGTGATAAAAATAAAAACTTATAAAAATTAATAAGTTGTGAAATAAAATTATCACCTTTTATAAGAGTGATAAATTACCTTAAAATCACTTTTTTATCACCTTTTTATTTTTAGTATTTTTTCATTAATATCATATATTTATATAAATTCTTATAAGATTATCACCTTATCACCTTTTTTTTTGATATGGGTCAAATTTTTGAAAATAGCAGTTTTATACTTAAAAATACTCAAATATTCCTGAAATTGTTTATATTGCGTGGGCTAACTATGGGACTAATTATCTTGGGTAATGTAATGTAAGTTATTGATTTTGATAGCTCATAAATAGAATTTCACTGAAAATAGAGAATTCAAGTCTCTTCATCGCCACCATTTGCAAATAACTTAACGCCCAGGATTTTGAAAAGTCCCGTATTTTGCTAAGCCAAGCATTTTGATGTTTGGCTTTTTTGTTGTTTGTCATTTGGTTGTTTGTCATTTGACAATAAAAAAATGAAAGAGAAAAAAAGGGCGATAGCTGTATCACCCTTTTGTCATTTAAATTGTCATTCAATATTAACGAGCTGCGTTGTAGGCTTTATCGGCATCATCAAAACGTGCCATGACTTTGTCAGACGCGGGCGTTAACAGCGACACCCCATAGATGGCAATCATGCCTAAGATAAAGCCGGGTACGATTTCATAAAGACTACTACCGGTTAATGGTTTCCAAGCGATGACCGTCAACGCGCCTACAAGCATACCCGCCAACGCACCTGTGCCAGTCATACGTCGCCAAAATAATGACATCAACACCACAGGACCAAACGCCGCGCCAAATCCTGCCCATGCATACGAGACCAATCCTAATACTTTGCTGTCTGGGTTTTGGGCGATGACAATGGCAATCGCTGAGACCAAAAGCACCATGAAGCGACCAATCCAAACCAGCTCTTTTTGCGTGGCAGTAGGGCGAATAAAACCTTTATAAAAATCTTCTGTAATCGCGCTTGAGCATACCAATAATTGACAGCTGAGGGTACTCATGACCGCCGCCAAAATAGCAGACAATACTACACCGACAATCCAAGGGTTAAATAACAATTGTGCCAAACCGATGAAGATACGCTCGTTGTTATCTTTTAAAATGGCAGTTTGTTCAGGATGCACCGTCATATAGGCAAGCCCAAAATAACCGACCGCTACCGCGCCTGCTAGGCATAAAATCATCCAAGTCATACCGATACGACGGGCATTATTTAGTGATTTGACCGAATTTGCCGCCATAAAACGCGCCAAAATATGCGGCTGACCGAAATAACCCAAGCCCCACGCAGCCGCACTGATGATACCGACCAATGACGTACCAAACAGCAAGTTACTGTAGTTTTTGTTATTTGCCTGTGCCGCCATACTGACCGCCGCATGGATTTCATCCATACCGCCTAAATTTAAATAAACCATGATGGGCGCGAATACCAGCGCAAAAATCATCAAACTTGCTTGAATAGTATCCGTCCAACTCACCGCCAAAAATCCCCCAATAAAGGTATAGATAATGGTGGCAAATGCCCCTAGCCACATAGCCGTGGTATAGTCAATTTCAAACAAGCTTTCAAATAGCCGCGCACCTGCGACAATGCCTGAGGCGCAATAAATGGTAAAGAAAAATAAAATAATCGCCGCTGAAACAATTTTAATCAATTGATTGTTGGCGCCAAAGCGGTGGTGAAAGTATTCAGGCAAAGTCAGCGCATTGTTATTAAACTCAGTATGCACTCGCAGTCGACCCGCCACTAAAAGCCAGTTAAAATACGCACCAATCACCAAGCCAATCGCAATCCAAGATTCACTCAACCCCGATACATAAATCGCCCCAGGTAACCCCATCAGCAGCCATCCTGACATATCTGACGCACCTGCCGACATTGCGGTCACGAAACTGCCTAGACTACGGCCACCCAAAATATAGTCATCAAAGTTACGCGTGGCAAAATATGCCGCAAACCCGATGCCCAATACCAAAATCAAATACAACGTAAATGTAATATAAACGGGTGTCATCCCATCACTCCTAAGGTCATCCCGATTCAAGGTAATAAAACCACTAAAAATTGATAGCAGTCATAGAGATTTTACGTGGCATCACACGCTAATCGACATCCTGATAGATACCATCTAATAACGAAAAGTCACATTGTAGAAAAATATCAGGCATAAAAAAAGGATAATCGCTTTGATTATCCTGTTTATGGCATAAAATTGTCAACGCGCTAAATTTTGCGATACATAATATCGTAAATAGCGCGACCTTCCTCCATACCGCGTTTTTCAAATTTAGTCAGGGGGCGAAAATCGGGACGTGGCAAAAAGTTACCTATACCTTCGCTGTTTTTGCCTTCGACATTTGCAAACGCGGTTAAACCATCCATGACTTCAATCATCCAGTGGGCATAATGTTCCCAATCGGTAGCAGCATGGAACATGCCGCCTTTTTTAAGCACCCGTTCCACCACCCTCATGCGATCAGCACTGACAAAACGGCGTTTGTAATGGCGCTTTTTTTGCCAAGGGTCGGGAAAATACAACTGCAGCGTGTCAATATGCGCCGCCGGTAATTGCTGCATCAGGGCAATGGCATCGCCACTGATGAGTTTGAGGTTATTTAGACCCAGTTCCCCTGCCAAAAATGCACAGTTACCCAGTCCTGCCTCATGCACTTCAATGCCGACAAAGTTTCGTGTTGGGTCATTTTTTGCCATTTCTACCAAGCTTGTGCCCATACCAAAGCCAATTTCCAGTGTCAAAGGCGCATCAGGGTTTGAAAATAGCTCACGCAAATTGGTTATACCACCGATATCCATTGCTTGTATTGCATCCAAATTGGGCTGGACAAAAAAATGGGCAAAGTCTGACTGTAACCCAGCTTCTGCCTTTTTGCCCACATGGGTTTTGCGCTTCATAAAAGTTTGAATGGCGCGATAGTGCGGGGATGAATCAGGGTTTTCATCATTCGGTTGTGGGCTAGTGGGGAGATTGGGAGAAAGCAATGGTGCATCGGGTTTAGCCGCATCGACTGTCTCAGAAGTTTGGGTATGTTGGGGTGTCATCATTTGCAAAAATCGTAGTTGGTGTGATAAAGGGTGGTTGTGATAAAATTCGGCTATTATAAGTGAAAACCCCAAAAAGTAAAAACCTCAGCAAGTGAAAACAACCAATGGATAATCCCTAATCGCCATGTTATTTCTTGAAAAAACATCACCGCCGCCATTTTGGCAGCCACAGCTAACCGATAAACAGCGTCTGATGTACGACAAAGCCTTTATCGGCAATCGTTCTCAGGCCTATTATCTCAAGCGTTTTGCCCAGTTTGATCAGGCAGGGCGATTGACGGCAAAGTGGCATTGGGCAGGGTTTTTGATGACGTTTCCTTGGCTGTTATACCGTAAGCGATTCTTAGATAGCATTGTCTATTCGGTGGCGGGATGGTCATTTATTCAGCTTAATGTCACCATCATTTTGGTGGCGATAGAGTACTTATTGATACGCAATCTTGATGAAGCAATTCGTATGCCGCTACGTATTGGCATTGGGCTTGCGATTTGGCTGTTTTGGTCGGTGATGGTGGCACGTTGGAGCGATGCTTATTATTATCGGATGGCGCGCCGTGAAATCGCCGATGCGATTGAAATGTATCCGCGGGATGAGGAAAAACAGCTGGCTCATATCCGCAGGCACGGCGGGGTGAGTTTGGTGGGTTTGGCGCTGGCGTTTGGCTTTTATGCGTTTTCTTTGTTTGTGATACAAGTGCAGTTTTTACCGATTTATGCCAAACAAAAAGCCAATGCCACGCTGTTTGAAGTGCTTGATATCGTAGAAAGCGCACAGGGACGAGTCGATGCCATCTACAAAGCCACCGGTCAATGTCCTGTCAATACACCGCTAAGCACAGATAACCAAAAAGTGGTGCTAAAAGTGCTCACGCAAGCAGAAAGCATCCCAACTGACAGTCATTGCATGATTCAAGCAACAGTACGAGGCGTGCCGTTTCCCAATCGCTGGCTTAATGGTCAGACGCTGACCATGTACCGCATTGGTGATAGTAAAGTCGATGGTAGTTGGGGCTGTATCACCTCACTCAATCGCAAGCAAATTCCCAAACAGTGTATGCTTGCCGAGC